TCCAATCTAATAATTGATTATTAGAACCTTCATATGTTGAAAGTATATTTCTAGCCTCAATTTCGGGAATCTTTGTTTCCATATTAAAATATAAATAATTAGAACGTAAGATTAAACTATTTATTAGAATATGAACAATAAATTACCAATTACTAGATTGTCTAAATTCTTCTCTCAAGACGACTTTGATATTAATATTCAAATGGGTAGGGAATATCTTCACGGGGATTTAAACATGAAATTAGTCCTTTATCGTGTTGATAGAAGTAAAACGGATAATGATGCTGTTTATGCTGAAGCGGGTGCGGATGAAATAAAGTACTTTCCTCCTGTTGAAATTAATGCATTGGTTAAGATAGAAGAACCAAAGAATGTTACATATAAAGCTGGTATGGTTAGATATAATGAACCGGGGAATTTAACATTATCGGTTTATATAACACATTTGGAAGAATTGAATGTAGATATTAAATACGGTGATTATATTGGTTATCCCGATTCAGAGGAAAAATTAAGGTTCTACACCGTTTCAAATGATGGTAAAGTTACTTCGGATAATAAACACAAGATGTTTGGATTCAAACCACACTATAGAACCATAGTTTGCGTACCAACACAACAAAACGAATTTAGAGGAATATAACATGGGAATACCTAAAAGAAAAAACAATATTGATGTTTATGGTGGTGCGAAAGAATCGTTCCAAGGTAAACAGGTTATGGAGAGAAGACAGGAATTATTGGATAGGATTACCAAGTCTGATGCTTATTTACCTGATTCTATACTTCATGACGATTTAGATGGGGGTATGTTAGATTTCATAAAGACAAATTTTGTGGTGGTATCTGACGGGACCCAAATTCCAATTATACCAAAAATTCTTACAATACAAAGATGGGGTGAATTTGCAAACAATTGGGAATTTTCTGATGATGATGGTAATGTTAAAGTTCCATTTATTGCAATTATTAGAAAACCAGATGTACAACCCGGTACAAATCCTGTAACACAAAGAACAATTCCTGATAGAAGAACATTCCATTATGCTTCTGTCCCAACTTGGAACGGAACACAAATTGGTGCAGATATCTATAAAATGCCACAACCAGTTGCGGTTGATATTACTTTTGAGGTTACAATTGTATGTCATAAATTTAGAGATTTAAATAAATTCAATAAAATTGTTTTACAAAAATTCTCATCAAGACAGGCTTACACATCAGTAAAAGGACACTATATACCAATAGTTTTAGAAGGTATTGAAGATAATAGTCCTATTGATACGGTCGATGGTCGTAGATTTTACATTCAAAATTACAAATTTGTAATGTTGGGTATTTTAATAGATAGTGAGGAATTTGAGGTGAAGCCGGCGATAAGTCGATTCTTCTTAATGAATGAATTTATAAATCAGAAACAGGGGTCGAAAAAATTTGTAAATAAATTGATTGACATTACCGTAGCAACTTTTCCAGGTGACGGAATCCAAACCCAATTTAGTGTTGGGGAAAGTATAGGTACTTTATTTAATGTGTCAATTAATGGTCTTGTACAAGAAAGAGACGTAGATTATTTCCACGTGGCTTATACATCAAAAATAACATTTTCAGAAGCACCTCCTGAAGGTAGTGTAATTGCTATAACATATTATAAGGGTAGAAATAGTGTAATTGTCGATACATACGGGACTATATTACAGGTTTCGACCGAATATTTCACATACAACGGTACTACAGTGGAATTTACATTAAACAACTCTATTAACAGTATTGTAACGGTAGATATAAATGGTCTATTACAAGAAGAGGGTTCTGGTTTTAATATAACAAGTGGTCAAAAAATTACATTAGGGGGAACTCCCGATATCGGATCAAGAATTGGTGTTACCTACATTTATTAATCGTCACCATAAATATCTTTCTTTTTAGGTTTACATAGGTCTTCTATAAATTTTTCTAAGACTTTGTAAATTTTTAATCCGTTCTTCTCACAATGTGTTTTTAACATCTCATGGTGTTTTTCACTGATTTTTACATTTTTTTGACTGTTTTCCATATTAAAAGATATTAAAAGATATTAAAAGATAATTAACTATCTTTTTTAAGAAAAGTACGGAAATCTTTGGTAAAAACAAAGATATTTATAGAATAACTAATAAAAATAATTAACCAAACAACAATCGATGGCAAATTCAAACAGAGTATTCGTTTCTCCAGGTGTCTACACATCTGAGAAGGATCTAACATTCGTAGCACAAAGTGTCGGAGTAACAACATTGGGATTAGCAGGTGAAACCTTAAAAGGTCCCGCTTTTGAACCAATTTTAGTAGGAGACTTCGACGAATTCAAAACATATTTTGGTGGTACTTCTCCTGAAAAATACGGAGACGGTTCTAATAACCCAAAATATGAATTACCTTACGTAGCTAAATCTTATTTACAAGAGTCAAATCAATTATTCGTAACAAGAGTACTTGGATTGACAGGATATAAGGCGGGTAAAACATTCGCAATAAAAACATTAGGTGGTATTTCACCAACGGGTGCAACTTGGGATGCGAGTTATAGTACATCTGGAAGTACTACTATGTCCGCAACAACTGCAACAATCACTGGAAGTACAATATTCGGTGAGTTATCTGGTAAAACTTCAACAGAAGGTGTATCAATAACAAGTTATATAGTTTCAAATTTTAGTGGTTTTACTACAACAGATGATGGTAAATGGTTTACAATAGGGTTAATACCTTCAGGCGTAACTTTACCTAGTACAACATTACAAGTGGTATCACCTTTAACGAGTAAACTATATAGTGAAACTCCTAATAATAAAGAATGGTATAATACTTTCTTCAATTCAGGAGCAACTATAAATCAACTTTATTCATATAAATTTGTATGGAATTCAGGTTCAACTAGATTTGATGTTGTAAAATACACATTCGGTGCCGAAGTAAATACTGATTACGATAACGTATCTGTATTAACATTAAGATCAAGAGGTCGTTACGTTTCAGAAGTATTAACTTATGAAGTAACAGGAACCACACAAGTTTCATTAGCAGAAGTTACAGATATTGAATTAAACCCATTAGGTGAATTCCAAATTAATGTAACAGGTTTAACGGGTGGAGCGAAATCATTTAATTGTACATTAGATACATCATCAACAAAATATGTTAAAAAAGTATTAGGTTCTGATGTATTCGATAAAACATATACTGATTTTCCTATTTATGTATATGAATCTTATCCTAATTTAGTTAAGGCAGCGTATGAAAGAGGTTTAATTAGAGGTTTAAGTACCACTAAAGTATTCAACGACGAAGGTTCTAACTTTATTGGTCAATGGTCAACATCTTTATCACCAATGGTGGTTTCAGAGGTTCGTGGTGGAAAAGTTTCTGATTTATTTGAAGTAATTACAATTTCAGACGGAGAAGGTTCTAACTATCAAGTTAAAATAACAATTCAAAATATTAATTTGGATTCAGGTGAATTCGATGTTGTTGTTCGTGATTTTAATGATACTGACGACAATATGGTAGTTCTTGAAAAATATTCAAGATGTTCAATGAATACTGAGGCACCTGGATTTATTGGTAGAAAAATTGGTACGGCGGACGGTGAATATGAATTACGTTCAAAATACATAATGTTATCTTTGGCTGATAATCATCCATCAGATGCGTTCCCAGCTGGTTTTAAAGGATTTGTTAACAATGAAAACTTTAGTGGAACAACAGTAGGTAGTATTATTTATAAAACTGATTATAACGATGCTGGTGATGTTGTAACATACAACGCAGATGGTACCGAAAATATTGAAAGTGGGGATAAAGTTAAAAAGGTAATGTTAGGTCTTTCATCTCAAGTTGGGTATGATAAAGATTTATTCAAATATAAGGGTATTGATGGTGACACAGAAACCTTTGGTTTCCACTTATCTGTTAATGCGATTGATATCACAGGAACTACGTACCAATGTACACCTTATGATTTAGAAGGTACTTCAAAAGGAAAATTAGATAATATTGCATATCGTAAATTTACATTTGCAACAGGTGGTGGTACAGATGGTTGGGATATCTATAGAACATCTAGAACTAATACCGATTCTTATATTTTTGGTAAAACAACTTACACAAACAATAAAATCGCTAATGGAGGTGTTTTCAGTCCTGATTCAGGTAATTCAGATTATTATGCTTACTTAGATGCTATAAACACATTTGCTAACCCTGAAGCGATTGATATTAACGTATTTGCAACTCCAGGTATAAACTTCAACGACCACAGTTCTTTAGTTAATCAAGCAATTGATATGATTGAGAATGATAGAGCGGATTCATTATATATAATGAACTCACCTAACGTTACAGGTACAACAGCGGCAGAACAAGTTGTTGGTTTATTAGATGACGTAAGTATCGACTCTAACTACTCAGCAACATATTGGCCTTGGATTCAAGTAAGAGATACGGATAACGCAACTCAACTTTACATTCCACCAACAGGTGAGGTATTGAAGAATATTGCATTAACTGACAATGTTTCTTATCCTTGGTTCGCAGTTGCGGGTTATTCAAGAGGTTTGGTAAATGCAATTAAAGCAACCAAAAAATTAACTCTTGATGAAAGAGATGAATTATATAAGAATAGAATTAACCCAATTGCAACATTCTCTGATACAGGTACCATTATTTGGGGTAACAAAACGTTACAAGTTAGAGAATCTGCACTTGATAGAATCAACGTAAGAAGATTATTATTGAGAGCAAGAAAATTAATTTCTGCAGTTGCGGTTAGATTACTATTTGAACAAAATGATGAGCAAGTAAGACAAGAGTTCTTGAGACTGGTTAACCCTATCTTGGATTCAATTAAGAAAGAAAGAGGTTTGTACGAATTCAAAGTTACTGTTTCCAGTGACCCAGAAGATATTGATGCAAACACATTGAGAGGTAAAATCTATATTAAGCCTACTCGTTCTCTTGAATTTATTGATGTTGAATTTGTAATCACTCCGACAGGAGCTTCATTTGAGAATATCTAATCTAAAAGGAGATATAAAAATAGGAAGGGGGTCTTTGGACCTCCTTCTTTATTTGTGGAACGTTCCATGTGGAACCTTTTGTATAATGATTGGATTGTTTTACTGCACCCAGTATATACTAGTATTATCTAGAACTGGTTATACTAGTATTTATTTAATATTCAATAAATTATTAAAAACTAGATATATTATTTATTACTGGAACTGGAATACTGGAGGGTTTGTAAAAAACTACGAAAAATAATTGATAAAATCAAGTACCTAACCAAAAATAAATTTATTTCCAAATAACATATATTTATAAGAAGTATAAAATAACAAAAAATTTAACAAATACAAAATGGCAGATTTACTAATGAAAATGCCGGTTCCTTACGAACCGAAAAGACAGAACAGATTTATTCTTAGATTCCCTTCATCTTTGGGAATTAACGA